TCTATGGGTTGACCACTATAGTTGTATCCTTATAATCTCATAAAAAATAAATAAAATGGGACAAAAAACAGCAGCGTTTTTAAAAACGCAAAACAGAGACTTCAATAATGTAATTGACAGTGCTCTAAATTTAACAGACGGTGGAACAGTAACAGGAGCAGTATCATTATCTAGTACATTAGGTGTAACTGGTGCTTTAACAGCAACAGCTGGAATGCAAGCAGCTGCAGTAGCAGTTGTAGCAACAGCAGATGGCACAGGTACAGGAACTATTCCTGCAGGTACTTCTGTAGCTTCAATTACATGTGGAGCAGCAGCAAGAATTGTTATATTACCTGCACCAGTAATTGGAAACATTATATATTTAATTGAAACTGCAACAACTGGATATGAATTAAGATCTTCAGCTCCAGGTTCAATAGGAATTAATGGTGGTACTGGTTCAAATGTAGAATCTGCAGTAACAGGAGCTACAACTTACACTAGATGTGTATGTGTTTCAGCTACAAACTGGATATGTAATACTTTTGATGCAGACGGAGACGAAGCTAAATTAGAAGCAGCAGCATAATAACTAACCTTATTTAAACATTAAAGAGGACCGCATTAGCGGTCCTTTTTTTTATATGTATAATCAAACGTTATATATGGTTAAACCCAACACAGCAAAAAAAGCCCCTAAAGGTAAGGTTAAATTTTCATTAACTCTCTCAGAAGAACAAAAGTCAGCAAAACAAGCAATTTTACACCACCCATACAATTTTATTGTTGGAAAAGCAGGTAGTGGTAAAACATTGTTAGCTTGTCAAGTTGCATTAGACATGTTTTTTAAAAGACAAATTGATAAAATTATAATAACTAGACCCACAGTATCAACTGAAGACAATGGTTTTTTACCTGGTTCAGAAAAAGAAAAAATGGAACCTTGGATTGTACCTATCAAATCTAACATGCGTAAAATTTACAATAAACCTCTTATTTTAGAAAAAATGGAAAAAGAGGAATCAATTGAATTAGTATCTTTAGCGCATTTTAGAGGTAGAACATTTGAAAATAGTATTGTAATAGTTGATGAATTTCAAAATTTAACTCGCTCACAATTTAGAATGGCTTTAGGTAGATTAGGAAAAAATTCTACAATGATATTTTGTGGAGACAACCAACAAATCGACTTAAAAGATAAAAATTATTCTGCAATAGTTGACTTACCTAAAATTGATAATTCTCAATATGTTTATAAAAGAGTATTATTAGACAACCACCGCCACATAGCAATAGACGAAGTATTTGAATTATTGAACGGAATGTAGCCTCTTCCATAACTTTTTCATATTTATAGGGGAATAACCTAATTAAATAAAAAATGGCAAACATCCCTATATGGCCTGGCTCTTCTTCATTTGCAGCAGGAGATACTCCTTTTTCGTTTTATGATGCTGATACAGACTTTCAAACAGATGCTGTAACAACAGCAGCATGGTGTGCTACACGTTTAGGATACCCTTTAGTAGACATTGAATTACAAGCAGTAAACTTTTTTACTTGTTTTGAAGAAGCTATTAATGAGTATGGGGCTCAATTATATAATTTTCAAATAATAAATAATTTTCAAACTTTAGAAGGCAACACAACGGGTTCAGTAGGTTCAAATTACAATAATCAATTAATAACTCCTAACTTAGGAGGTACTATTAACGTATCTGAACAATATGGTAATGAAGTTGATGGTGGGGGTGGAGATTATAAATTAGAAACTGGTTCTTTAGCAGTTGTAGCAGGAATTCAAAAGTATGATTTATTATCAGCTGTTAGTTCTTCTATAAGTGGATCAGAAGCAGTTTATATAAAAAAATTAATGCATTATCAACCTTCTGCAATTAATAGATACTTTGATCCATATGCAGGTACAGGTACAGGAATTCAATCATTAATGCAAACCTTTGGGTTTGGTAATTTTTCACCAGGTGTAAACTTTATGTTAATGCCTATGTTTTTTGATGCATTAAAAATACAAGCAATTGAATTAAATGATATGATCAGAAAATCAGGATATCATTTTAATATAGAAAATAATAGATATTTAAAATTATTCCCTATCCCTAAACGTAATCAAACTTTACATTTTGAATATCAATTAAAATCAGTAGCAAACAATCCAATAAAAAACTCAGCTGATAATTTAATAACAGACATATCGAATGTACCTTACACAAACCCAACCTATTCATTTATTAATGAACCAGGAAGACAATGGATTAGAAGATATGCTTTAGCATTAGCTAAAGAAATGTTAGGAAGTATAAGAGGTAAATACCAAGCACTACCTATTCCTGGAGAAACAACAACTTTAGATTATGCACGTTTATTAAGTGAAGCCTTATCTGAAAAATCAGATTTAATTAGTGAATTAAAAGAATTATTAGAATCAACAACAAGATTAAAGCAACTTGAAAGAAAAAATCAAGAAGCACAACAAACACAAGAAACTTTTTATAAAGTTCCATATCATATTTATATAGGCTAATGATAAAGTTAAAAAACATATTAAACGAAGTATTAAATACTTACATATGTCAAGCTTACATGCTAACAGACACTGATTATAATATTACAGATGTGTTAGATCAAATTAGAGCTATAAGAAAAGTAACTATTATAAGAAATATCACACCTCCTGAATATGCCCAAAAACAAAATTTTGAATATACTTTAGTCACAGTAAAATTTATATCAAGAGGAAATCCTAAACAAGATTTAGAGAAATTAAAACAAGATATATTAACATCAGACAGGTCAGCAACAGACTTAAGAGTACCAGGTGTTAAATCATTTAAATTTAAACCAGAAACACTACAAAGATTATAATGGCTTTATTTGGCGGTTCACGAGACATATCACTTTTTAACACAATAAGTAAAGAACTTATTAATGATATCATTCAAACAGAAGTTGGATATTATAAATTTGCACTTGAAAGAACAACTGCTAATGTTTATGGTGAGTCCATGGGCAAAATGTTTTATGAACCCGTAAGAATCGCGTGTTTAATGAATAAAGAAGACCAAACATGGTCGTCCGATGACTTTGGATCTGACGTTAATCAATCGTTTGATTTTCGTTTTTTAAAGGAAGAATTAAAAAGCATAAATTTAGTACCTCAAATAGGAGATATATTATTATTTAAAAATAATTTTTATGAAATTGATAGTAAGGTAGAAAATCAATTAATATTAGGTAAAGATCCAGATTATGCTATTTCAACAGGAACAACTGATTTTGGTAGCAGCCATTCCATTATTTTAAAAGGTCATTTATCAAGAGTAGAAAAATTAAATTTAATCCCTTTAAGAGGAGGAAAGTACCCAACTACTAATAAAATAACAGACGGAACAGCAAATTTATACGATATATAAAATGGCACAAGATAATTCAAATAAATTTTTAAGACCTTTACCTCAAAGAAATAATGAAAAACTTAGAGATAATTTAAGTGCCCCCGACATTCTTAATCCAGCAAATCCAAGTTTTCCAGTTGAAGGTATAGCTTCAAGTAATCGTCAACCCCAAAAAGATCCAATAAATAGAGGTGAGATTACCAAAAGAGAAGACGATAATATTAATGATATATCTATAGGTTTACAAGACCATGATGAAGCTATAATGTATTATTTTAATAATGTAATTAAACCATCAGTAGTTACTAATGGAGATAGAATAGATGTTCCTTTAGTTTATGGTTCTCCTGAAAGATGGAAAGGAGTTCAACAAGATGGATATTTTAGAGATAAAGAGGGTAAAATTCAAACACCTCTTATTATGTTTAAAAGAGATAGTGTTGAAAAAAGAAGAGATCTTGGTAATAAAATGGATGCAAATAATCCTCAGCTTTACTATGTATTCCAGAGTGCCTATAATAAAAGAAACCAATATGATAATTTTTCAGCATTACAAGGTAGAATTCCTAATAAAGAATTCCACGCTGTTGTAGTACCTGATTTTGTAAAGTTAAAATATTCATTTATCATTTGGACTGATTATGTTGCTCAAAATAATAAAATAGTAGAAGCTATAAATTATGCTTCAGATTCTTATTGGGGGGATGAAGAAAGATTTAAATTTAATGCAAAAATTGATACTTTTTCTAATAATGTAGAAGTAGCACAAGGGAATAATAGAATGGTAAAAACAAATTTTGGGTTAGAATTACAAGGATATATAGTACCAGATGCTATGAATAAAGAATTAGCTAAAAAACCACAAAAATTCTTTAGTAAATCAACAGTAGTATTTAATACAGAAGTAGTAACAACATCAGGTCCAATTAAAACAAGAGAAGAAATAAGGGAAGAAATAAAAGAATATAGAGTTGGAAAAACAAACACTGGTGGAATAGGTGGAGATGGTGTTGGAAATTCAGGCATAAATTAATAAATAAATGGCAAAGAAAAATAGAAATACACTAAAGGGATTTTTTGAAACAGGCAAAAAACCTACAGAAGGTCAATATGCTAATTTAATTGATTCTCACCTTTTAATAGATGGGGAAAACACAGGTAGTTTTAATCTTAAAGGAAATACAATCCTAGATGGTCATTTAACTGCATCAGGGGGTATAACAGCCAGTGGAACTTTATTTATAGGAGGTGAAATATCAGCTTCAGGAGGTATAAGTTCAAGTGGAATTATACAAGCACAACAATTTATAGGGGATGGTACTTTAATATCAAACATAACATCTTCCCAAGTAAACATACAAGGAGTCACAGCTTCTTTCACTTCAGGAGCCCCAACAGGATCCTTAATAGTTAGTGGTAATTTATTCCACCCATCAGCATCAACAAACATATTGATGGCTATTAAAACAACAGGATCAATTATTCCTGCTTATACAAGTTTATATGATTTAGGTTCTCCTACAAATTATTGGAATCATTTATTTGTAAGTAATAGTTTTGCAAAAACATACACAGGTATATTTAATGGAGCTTTAAGTGGTTCATCATTAAGTTCTGCGGCTCAAGGCACAACAGTTTTAACTACAAACGGGGTAGCAGGCAGTACTATTGATTTAGGTTTACAAACAACAGACAGTGTTACTTTTCATTCTATAACAGCAAGCAACGACATTAGTGCTAGTGGAGACATAACAGCTAGTGGTTTAATGATTCATGGAGACATAAGTGCTTCTGGAACTGTTTATGCAAATAATTTTCAGTCAGTAGGTGGTGATGTAGCAGGTATATCTTTTACAGACGATCTTAATTTAACAGGTGATCTTACATCTACAGGCAATATAAGTTCAAGTGGCACAATTACAGCTGCATCAATGTCAATTGGTGGTGTTGGTAGTAGTAATTTTGGTGGGGCACAATTTAAAACAGATGTTAAAATAAGTGATGGGTTTGAATTTAGAATAGGTGATGGGCCAAGTGGTGGATCAACAGCTGATATGGCATTATACCATGATGGAACTAATAGTTATATTAAAAATAACACTGGAGAATTAAGATTAGAACAAAGAACAGGTAATACTGTTATTTTTAATGCTGCGGAAGATGGAGAAATCCAGCTAATATTAGATGAAGCTTTAAATACACCTGTAAATTCTGGTCGTGTATTAATATCAGGCTCGGCAGAAAATGGAATACGTTTAGATGTAAGAGGTGACATAACAGCCTCAGGTAATATAAGTGCAAGTGGAGATTTAAATATTACTGATATACATCTAGCTAATGATATAATAATGGCAGATAATTCATTTCTTATATCTAAAAACCAATCAACAACAAACATTAAATTAGTTAATGATGACGGTTGGCAAGTTAATGCAAATGGTACATCGGTTGTAACCTTTACATCTAATGGAGCAATATTTAATGAAAGTTCGACAGCGCAAGCCGATTTTAGAGTAGAAAGTAATGATGATGAATATGCATTTCATATTGATTCCGGGTTAAATACTATAGAGTTAGGAAGACAAGCCAATACTCACGTAACAGCCTCAGGTAATATAAGTGCAAGTGGAACAGGTTCATTTAGTGGAGGAATAGTAACATCAAAAACAGGTTCATTTGGGGGAGGTATAAATTTAGAAGACAATCAACGCATTAATATAGGTGCAAGTAATGATTTATTGATTTACCATGAAGCAAACAACAGTTACATTAAAGATAATGGTGGTGGGTTTTTATTTATACAAGGAAGTAATTCATTAATTTTAGAATCGGTAACAGGAGAAAATTATTTTAAAGGAGATGCAGGTGGAAAAGTTGGATTATATTATAATAATTCTGAAAAATTAGAAACTACTAATGTAGGTGTTGAAATAACAGGAGGTATAACAGCTAGTGGAGATTTAGCAATAAGTAAAAAATCAGTATTAGGAGGAACAGTATACATAAGTGGTTCAATATATTCAGGTTCAGGAACAAACATACAAGTAGCAGGAAGTGAGGGAGAAGCTTTAGTATCATTAGTACTTACAGGTTCTGTTATACCAGAAGGAGCTGATAAATGGAGTTTAGGTTCTCCATTAAATTATTTTAAAGAATTATATTTAAGTGAACAATCAGTTAGGTTTGTTAGTAGTTCAGGTGAAATAACTCAACTTAGACAAAAAGATGTTAAAGATTTAAGAGAAGGAAGACCAGTAAAACAAGATGTAGCTGTAGCAGGACAAGACAGATTTTTAAGAACACAAGCATTATTCCATGAAACTGCAAGTAATCATTATATAAAACAAACAACAGTAGGTCGCTGGGCATTTGTTGGTCCCTCTGGAACAGTATTAGATATTTTTGAAGATGGGGGTGGAGATAATAATATTATAACACTAGGTAACTTAACAAATAGAGCAACAAAAGCCCACATTCCTGGTACTATAAGTGCAAGTAGAGGAAATGCAACACATA